TCAACGCTGAACCAACACGGAAGCCGAGTTCGGCTCCAGCCTGGCTTGCGATGAAGGACAGAATGTCCACGCCTGCGTCTTCAATCATTTCACGCGAGACCTGAACAAGGAACGAGAACTTGTAGGCCGACATCGTGATGAAGGAGTTGAACACTGGATCGGATTCTGCGATTGCAGTTGCTTCGCCAACGATTGCTGCCGTCGAGTACTGCGCCTGCGATGGAATCTGCAAGTTCTCTCCACCATTGGTGTTCAACACCGTTGATGTTTGGAGGACTGGTGCAGCCAAACGGGCGAGGCCGATGACTTGGTCGTAGAACGACGTAGGAACTGGCGAACCAGTCTGGGTCTTGATGACATCGCGCTTCTCAAAGTGTGCGCTGCGTACTTCGCCCTTGGCCAACGAACGCATGATTGCTGCGTCATCAACTACTGGTGCGGAGGACACTGGGCGAACCTGGTCAGAGATTTCGCGGGTTGCTGCATCGAAACGCAGTTCACGAGCTTCATCTTCACGGATTTTGGCGATGGTCGCTGCGCGGTCATCGAGTTCCTTGTTGATGCGGTCGTAGGTCTGTGATTCTTCTGCTGTGAGGTCACGCTTCTCGGCAGTGGCTTTGTCCAAGATTGACTTGGCTTCGTCCCATGCGCGTTGACGGATTTCAACTTGACGGTCTAGATATTCTTTCATGATATTTCTCTTTTCGGTTTGATTACGGATATGGATACGCAGGGAGAACTCAACTCAACCTGATGCGGCTCCGCAATCAGCAACATCGCAGCGGCTCCGCTGAACAATGCAGTACTAGAAGATTAGACGGTCTTCTTCAACAATTCAAGGTGCTTCGCCATGATGCCGATGTGGGCTGGCGCAACCTGTGGTGTTGGTTCAAGTTTGGCAACTGTTTCACGAAGCAAAGCTGCGTGATCTGGTGACAATGTTTGACCTGCTTCAAGGTTCGTAATCGCTACAGCAAGCCGATCAGCGTCGATACCGGTACGGGTAGCAAGCGCATCAAACGAACGAACAGAGGCAGATGTGGCCGAGTAGGCAGGGAAACCTGTGACTACCGAAACTTCATAGAGTTTGATCTGACGCAGTTCACGATACTGACCATCATCAGACCACTTGTCGCCACCTGAAGGAACAGTGAAACCGAACGACATCGAGTCCACGTCTTTGCGTTGCATCAACACGGACAGGTCACGGCCAACAGTTGTGTCAGGCAAACTGGCATCCACGAGCAAACCTTTGGAGTCCTCTGACAGGCGCAGAGTCTTTGCGCGTGTTGTGGCGAGAAGCATGCTTGAATCGTGGTTCATATACATGCGGATATTGTTCCGAGACTTCAGGGACTTATTGAACGCACCAGGTGCGATCCGCTCAATAAACGGTAAAGGCTCGGAATCAGAATTGAACACTGCGGCATAACCTGTGAACGACATACCGTCCCCAGACTTGTCTGCTCGCAACTCAAATTCGTTGAACGTGACGCGGCGTGTTTCAACCTGTTCTTCCATGCTTGAAAGACTAACAGGAAATGAACTCAGCATTCTAGAAGATTTGGGGTGAGCCTTCGGAAGCAGATCGTTGTCGCCTATGTAGGCATCATTCTCTGGACGACCGTTGCGCAACAAATACAAGAACGCATTCACACGGGCATACGCCCACTGATCACGAGTCATACCTGGACGATGCGAAGTTGAATACGCTCCAGCACCACGACGGAACACGGTTCGCAACATCCCAACCGTTGCCCGCTTGCCAGGGTTATCCCCGACAGAATCATTGTGTTCATCAGCCTTATTCTTCAAACCTGTCTCAATCGCCTCAGACAACTCAATCGTGCCACTACCAGCAGGAGCCTTCGCTGAACCTGGAGGATTCTTCTCAGAACCAACGATCTGATCCTTCTTCGGTGCCGGAGCATCAGCCCGTTCATCTTTGATCTGCTCAGCCTTCGACATAAACCAATTCATCGCAGGCTCAGGATCAAGCGGATTGATTCCCCAAAGATAGAACGCAACAGCACCGGCACCAGGGAACTCATCGTTGTCAGGGTCAGAGTTCTTTGGTGCATCAAGATCGACTAGATGTCTTGCACCCCAAGCGTTCGCACGAATCACCTTGTCTTCTGAGATGTCACCTCTGGCCATGTCACGAGCCTCACGCACTGTGCGCTCGACCAAGCCGTCACCAGCCAAGCCTTGACCGTAGTAGTCCAAACCTTTGCGAGCTGCGTTGCGAATGTAGGTTGGAAGATTGAGTGCAACTTGACGCATCTCATCTTCCATCTCATCCTCGTCTTCTTGTTCACGAGGTTGCCAGGCGTTGCAATAGAAACCGCCATCAACATACGCATCCCAACGCTCACACCAAGCCTTCAGATTGTCGCCCTCACCTTGAACATCATCTTCGTTATAGAACTCGCAGTTGCCACATGCTCGACCTTCAGGAACATCAGGTGACAACGCAGGCCGATAGTTGTCCGGCAACGCACGTTCACCACCAGGTTCCATATCCTCAGCAATCGACACAGCAACCATCTGATCAATCGCATCCTGCTTCGTCGTATGGCAACCAATGACTTCACCGTCATCCTTGATGGTTGCCCAACCCGCGCAGCCCTCCGCTTTGTCTGTAATGAAATAAGGCATCAGACCAATAACAATACTTCAGCATCGTCATCCAAGATGCTGAATGTGATCAAACCTGTTGCAGCGATGACCGCACCACCCAGCATGCTCGACCCAACCGCAGACACCAGACGTGGCTTCTTTGGTTCATTGATCTGAATCGGAATCTCTTTGGGCTTCGGTCTCGGCTTCGGTCTCGGTTGCCTGTAGGGCTGATAGCCCACACCATCATCAACAGGTGGAGGCGCAGGAGGCGAAGCCTGTGCTGTAGCAACAGCATTCAACCCATCCAAAGGAGCATCAAAGATAGGGAATATCTCTGATGAGGCTGTGGCTACCGCATCCAAACCACCTAATTGCGAAGACAGAACTGGGAAGATTATTGCTGTTGCTTGAGCAGACGCATCCAAGCCACCCAACGCTGCTGACAGAATTGGAAAGATTTGAGACTGTGCTGAAGCCGACGCATTCAACCCACCAAGCGATGAACTGAAAACAGGAAACAAAGTTGCTTGAGCAGACGCAGACGCACCCAACCCACCCAAACTGGATGCACCGGTGGCGACTGTTAGAAACTCGCCGCCATCCAACACCCGTGAACTATCAAGGGCTGATGAGTCCAGAATGAACGCGGAACCACCATCAAGGCCGAAGCCTGCGTTGTTCAGTGTGGTTGAGTCAAGGATGAACCGTTGAACGGCCATGACTAACCTACGATGCGAGCGTCAATGAGACGGTGAGATTTCCTGCACTAATCGTGTAGGTGTCACCTGCTGTGTAGGCACCAGCGACGATTGATCCAGAGAACAAGAAGTTCCCTGTGGTCAAATTATCCCAAGCAGTGAAATGGTTCGCATCCTGAGACCCAGCAATGTTCGTCCAAGACACATCAGCATCAGAAGCCAACGCACCTGCAGAAGCCGCCCCAAACGACACAGCCTTCCGCGTTGTCTCGGTTGCAGGGTTCGCAGTCCCATTAGCACCAGGATCACCGACATGAAGTTTCACATACACCTGAGCAACAGTGAACGACGTGTTGTTGCCCAATGCATCCATCCAAGCGTTGCCCAAGTATGCACTGATTCCGTGTGCCATTAGTCTTCAACCCTTTCGGTGATCGTCAAGATACGGCCCTCAGCGTCACGTTCAACGGTGCGCACAGTCGGCTTGTTCTCTGGGACGTTTACACGCACCACAGTTTCAGGCACGTTGATGATCGGTGCTGCGACGTTCACGTTCGCTGGTGGGACGTTGACAACAACTTCTGGCATCGTCACGTTCACATCACGCTGGTTCACTTCGTAAGACGGAGCAGGTTCAACAACTGGTTGCAACATTGTTGGTGCAACACCAGTGTGCATGATCGGATCAATGTCAAGTGCTTTC